TCTTCCATTGTCTTAATTATTTTTTCAGAATAATCTTTACTAACAAAGCTTGGGTCAGTATTAACCTGACCAATAGCTCCAGTTTGTCCATCATCATCTATTAAACTATCTATACTTGTAGTATGAAGTTCATTTAATTTTTCATTATTTCTAGTTATCTTTTTCTTTAGATGTTCTTTAAGTTCACTTATTCTTACGTATAATATTTTATCTATAGTAGAATTAATTCCATACATAGGTAAATCATTTAACGCTGAAATAATTCTTCTAAAACCTCTAGCTCTTTTTTCCAATTGAGTTATTTGTGCTTCATTAATCGTCATAGTCCCTTTCCAATATCATTTCTAGATAGTGTATTGCCTTTTCTATATCCTTTCTCTTTCCTTTTTTTTGATGTCTGCATATATACTTAATAGCATTTCCTTCTGCAAACAAGATTTTATTTTCATTAATAAATTCTGCAGGTTGAATCTTCATAGAGTTATAATGATTTCCATCTACCTGCTTACTTAATGAATCGTATGTAACTCCTTTAAACATTTCTTTGTCTGTCATTACATAGCAATAGGACCTTCTTTAGCCATCCTTGCTCTCCTTTTATCTCTTTCTGTGGGTTCTAAGCTATCATTTAAATCATCTATAGTCCAATGAGGATTCTTTTTTAATTTTTTAACTATCCATTTATAAGACCAAGGTTGTAAACGTAATGTAGTTCCTTGCCAATAATGAGTTTGATTCGGTAATAATTTAAATACATTCTTTACATTAACTTTCTTTTGTTCATCAGGATTTAATAATCCTTTAAGCCATTCAACCATAATATGTTTAGCTTTGTTTCTTATCTTGCTCATTTGTTTAGTGTTCATTTCTTTTTCTTCTTCTTATAAATATATTTATAATCTTTAATAAAATAAATTATAAGTCCTCCAGTAAGACTTAATAATAAAAAACCTACTATAGCTTTAGCCATCATTAACATTATTCTGTCTCCATCATAGGAGCATTAACAATAGGTTCTAATTCATCCTGTAGTTTCTCTGATACAGTAAGATTTTTACCATTACTTCCCACATTATAAAATGTATATTTAACAGTTAGTTCTTCCCATGCCTTTATATTTTTTATAGTAATTAAATTATATTTAATATAATTCTCAGTTTGTAATTTTACTTTCTCACAATTAGGGTCATCTGAATGATTTATAAATCCACCTAAAGGTGTACGAATTAATTCATCCTTTATCTTAACATGAGATATTCCAAGATTTGTACCTTGTTTTAAAAATAATAAGGTAAACAAACCGAATCCCTGTATCTCACTTTTCTGAATTCTCAATCCTTCAGGTAATGGATTATACAACTTTTCTTTTTCCATAAGTTTGTAATTCTTCTGTAAAGTTTTTAGTTATCTCTTCAACATTCGGTTGTCTATTTACTTGAGCTAAATAAACATACCGATTAGAATATTTAAATACTCTTAATCCCTTACCATCATTAGCATCTTGATAACATTCCCATTTATGTGCACAAAACTGACAACCAATAGGTAATGATTTATTACCACCTTTAGTTTCAGATAATTGATAACACCTATCAGGTGGTGAATTTCTTTTTAATGTATCTTGTAAAGTTTTAATTAAAGTTGGAACATTAGGTTTAGCTAACTCATCAGGTTTATAGAAACAAACATCTCCAGTTGATTTATCCATAACCAAGAAGCCACCTGCTTTAGTGCCCATCCCTGCTTCATATCCTGATAGCTGGGCATGATAACCAAATGGGTCATCACCAACTAACTCACCTGTTTTAAATTTCTTAAAACTAAATGAGGAAGCTGACTTAACATCACATACTTCACCATCTACTGTCGCATCTATATGCCCTTTAATATTATCTATCTCTACTTTCTTTTGTTGGTCTCCTATTTTATGTCCAGTTAATTCTGCTAGATATAATAATAAATGTTCTAGTATATGTCCATATAAAAATTTAATATTTAAACTAGCATCATAAGATTTAGTTTTCTTTGGACTAAATCTATCATACCATAATTGTCTAGGTGGTTTACCTAGTACTGACATTCTTAACTTCCCATCTTTTTCTCTAATAGGATTGTTCCATGAATTAAAAGCTTCCTTAATATTCTTAAGGAACTTATCCATGTTCTCTTCTGTGACGTTGGCAGGTTTACCATTCGATATTCCAGCGACTAATGTTTTAATATCAGTAGCTATAGTATCAATGCGTTTCTGACCAGTTGTTTCCGATTTTATATTTTCCATCTAAGGGACACCTTATTTTTAATTCCTTTCCTGCATTTATAATTGCTTGTACTCCAAGCTTTCCAAATTCTTCAGCTCGGTTTTCTTCCACTTCATATTGGAACTCATCATGCACATTAACAATTGGAACTGCTTTCATTCGCTTACTTCTAACATATTCCTCTACCAATGTCAACGCTTTCTTCATAACACACGCACCAGCACCCTGTAATAGGGTGTTTAACGCAGCGTGGGGGTGTCTTATGAGGATTTTTCTTTGGTCGAGACCTCTGAGCCATCTTTTTTTAGCCACTCCATCCACTCTTTCTCGTAGTCGTTTAAAACTTGGTGTAGCTCTAAGAAATTTTTCTTTAACTCTTTCTCCATCTCTTTCAGACCTTTTGATGATACTTCCGATTTTTTTTGAACCTGCTCCATAAATGAGTGCGTATATAAATGTCTTCGCCTCATCTCTTGACTCCAAGCCAGTCCTAATCTGATTTGTTGTGTGTATATCTCCATTAATGATTTCATGTGTATAATCCTTATCGTTCATGTAGTGTGCTAACATCCTCAACTCAAGTCCTGAAGCATCAACACCTACTAATTTATAACCTTTGTTTGCAATCCATAACTGCCTACATTCTTTTCCATAAGGAGAGTACACAGCAGGAATCTGTGCCATGTTGGGCGACTGGTGTGACATTCTTCCAGTAATAGTACCATTGGTAATTACTTTGCCATGTACTCTTCCATCTTCTCTGATAGCTTCAATCCAAGAACTGACTTGAGCAATTCTTTTCTGAAGCATGAGAAATTTATTAATAAGTTTTGCTTCAGGAATATTTTTAATTTCTGACAAAACTTTTTCATCTACAATAGTATGTTTCTTTTCTGTAAACTTCTTAGGTTTCCATCCCAACATAACTAATCGTTCAGCTATTTGTTGACGTGAACCTAAATTAAATTCTTTATATTTAACCTTTGTAAAAGGCACTCCCTTAACATATCCTCTAGATTTATTATTTGATTTAGGAATAAATTCTGTTTCTATTTTTAATGGAGGAAAAGTTTTTCTTACGATAGTTTGAAGCTCATTCATATCTTCTTGAAACTTAGCTTGTAACATATGAGCACCTACAACATCTATCATAAATCCTTTTTTATGTTGTCGTTGAATAATCTTGGCAACTTTATGTTCTAACTCAATAGACTCTCCAAAATCTTCCATCTTTCTACCAAGAAATTTATATAACTTCTCTGTTAAATCAACATCATTCCTGCAATACTTTAACATCTCTTCACTAAAATAATCAAAGTTATCAAACTCAATTTTCTTTTTATAAAGTTTTTCACCCCAGTTTTTTAATGAGTGTCCACCCTCTAGCATAGGGTTAAGCAATCTAGATAAAACTAATGTATCAGTTATCTTACAATTTTTAAATACATCATATCCAAAAAATTTATTTAATACTGGTATATCAAATCCAATAATGTTATGTCCAATAACTTCTTTAGTTTGTTTTAAAAAATCTGCAAACCTATGTACTCTATCTTCTTTAAATTGATAATAAGTATTGTTATGTTTACAAACAATGCACCAAATTTTATCTACGTTAAGAGTTGTTTCAATATCAAATATTACTTTATCAAAAGTCACTTGATGTTACCTCTGCTAATCTGCCAGTATCCATATCATATTTTAAATCACAACAAGGTCCAGTTATTCCTGAAAATCTATTCTTTAATACTCTCACCCTTGTCGTATGCCTAATCTCAGGGTCACTATTCTGAGCATCTCGTTCTAATCCTATGACCATATCACTTAGCTGACCTATAGAAGCACTCCCTCTTAGCTGTGAGAGAGACGTAGAGGCACCTTCTTCGTGTCCTTTACCATCAGGTCTCCTTAAATGTGATACTACTATCATAGCCACCCCAGTCTCTTGTACAAGAGTTCTAAGTCTAGTCATTATTTCATCTAATGCTCTTCTCTCATCTCCATGTGACTGGTCTGATACTATAATACTAACATGGTCTATGACAATATATTTACAATCTAATCCTTTAGCTAAATATCTTACTCTTGAAATTATATTATCAATAGTGTTAGAACCAAAATGGTCAAACATAAATACTCTACCACTACCTATAGTATCATCAAAATATTTTTTCAATTGTGGTTTAGCAACATGAACATCAGGTAAATGTAATCGTTGATTTGCTTCGATACTCATTATACCTTTAGAAGTAATGACTGGAGTTTCTTCCAACATTAATAAACCAAGATTATCTTTTGTCTCTTTTATTAAATGATGGATTAACTCTCTAACTACTTGGGTCTTACCTAACCCACTACCTGCAGTAAAGGTAACTAATTCAGAAGCTCTCAACCCATATGTCATCTTATTCAATCCCTCAAAAGGATACTGAACAAATGATTGTAAAGTTGGTTTACTTATTTCATCAAATAAAATGTTAGCATTAATGATACCATCAGGAGCAAAAACTTTTGCATCCCAAAATGCTTTAGTATAAGTTTGAATTTTATTTTTAGTTAAACAATCTGACGCATCTTTAAATTCAGGAGGAAGATGCATAACCTTACATTTTCCTGGGCTGAATAACTCAGCTACTTTTAATGCACCCTCTATTCCATGCTTGTCGTTATCAAAATTAATAATGACATTTTGAAATTGTTCTAACCATTCAAGACTATTTTTAATATCTTTAACTGCAGAAGCTATGCCATGCTTAATACTTACGACTGGTGTATCATACTTGTCACTTGTTTTAAACATTTGATAAGCAGATAAACAATCTATCTCACCTTCAGTAACTATAATAAATTTATTTTTAGAGAATAAATGTTCTCCAAATAATCCTGCTTGATAGGTGTTACCCTGTACACTAAATTCTTTTGACTTCGTATACCTAGTTTTTGTTGCAATCTTTGAACCTTGTTTATCATGGTAAGGATAATAATGATTTGTTATATTACCCATGCTATCTGTCTTAACAGATACACCATATTTTTTACAAGTTCTTTCTGATATATTTCTATCTACTATTTCTACAAAGTCTGATTTACTCACAGATAAATCTTTATATTCCTGTTTACCATTTGTTATCGGTTGTGTTTCCATATCATATTCCTTTATATATTGTTGACATGAAAAACAATAAGCCGAACTATCTGCATTAACAGAAACCGCATCACTACTTTTACATAACGGACAGGGTAGATGATACTTTACAAATCCTTTTTTATTTATTTCCATTGTCGCCCTCATAATTAATTTCTAAAAAAAAAGGAGAGCCAACCTGTTGTCAAGCTGACCCTCCTGTAGGAGTAGAAAATGAGTCATGTATTATGACTGTTAATGTTGTATCAAAAATCTTCTTTGATGTCAACACCATTAGAAGATTTTTTTTCTATATTAAAATCTTCGTTGGGAGTAAATTCCACTAAATCCAGTACCTGTACAGCTTGTAAATCTAAACCTTTGCCCTTCTTACCTTTAAAATTCCAGTCATAAGATTTATACATTACTTTTACTTTACTGCCATTACCGACTATTTTATCAATAGGTTTCTTTTCAGCATCCACTAATTGTGGTTGTTGGTTCTTATCTCCATTTGCTTTAGAAACTTTTCTTTTAAATCTAAGAATATTACTTACTACTTTGTCATCAGATTTTGTTTCTCCGACTGCAAAGCCATTAGTTTTAAAAGTACTTGCAGTTGCATCATCAACTGCTAAATCAATTCTCCACATAGGTTCAAACTTTTCGTTTGGTCTTATCAGAGAAGCCCAGTATGCTGTGCCTTCAATTATTGCCATATGTTTTTTCCTTTTCTATTTATATTTTTATATTGCATATCATCTTCTATCAGTTTTAATCCTCTGTGTCAACACTTAGCTCATCTTTTTTTTCTAATACCTCATCTATTTTTTCATTAATTATCCTCTTAAAAGTGGCTTTTTTACTAGCTTTTTCCTCTAGTTCATGGATTTTTTTACCCATAGAGTGTACATCTAAATTAGATTGTTCTAATTTAATTAAGATTTGTTTAATCTTAGAATCTTTTTGAGAAACTAATTTAATAGCATCATCTTTTTCTTGAGTTAAATCTGCAATCTGCTGTTTTAATTCTGTAACTAATTCTCTATCACTCATATATTATTGACAACTCTCGCATTCATTATTACTATCTACAACTACATCCTTCTTGCACATACAAGCAGTACAAGGACATACTCCAAGCATATCTGAATGCTCCATTAAAGAACAATGACACCTACAGTTACAACTTAAACATCTATTAATATCGCCCATCACTTCTCCTAATTAATTATTTTCTTTTTTTCTTTTTAATTTTTCTTTTCTTCTTTTTAATTTTTATTCTTTCTCTTGTAATTTTTCTTTTCTTTACTTCAACTGGTCGTCTTGAACAATGAATAACCAAGTATAATAAACTCATTGATAGAAGAACAATAGATACAGCTAGGAAAAATGATAGATAACAAAGCTGAAATGCATCTATTGTTACCACAAGTCTTTCATGTTTAGTACTAGCTAATATAATACTTTCATCAGGTTTGATTTCTACTGAAGATGCTACCTTAATATGGTCATCCTTCCGTTCAGAAAAATCATGGGCTAGTACCTCAATAACTAAATCTTTAACCTTTTTAGCTTTAATTACATACTCATATGCATGAGTTTTAATACCTTTATCCGTTACTAAATAAGTTGTTAAGTCTACACCACTATATGCTTTTGCATAAACATTATTACTTAATGCTAGACTTGAGCCACTAGATAACAATGCAAACTCACTACATCCAGTTAATAATAATAACCCAACTATTAATCCTAAACATTTTTTAATCATAATAATCTATTCCTATGTAATTGACCCACCCATACGTGTTCTTGTTGTTTATCTTTATCTAATTTTTCAAAACAATCTTGACATATCTTACAATTTCTATCGTGGATATACCTTCGCATAGTGCCACCATTTTCCTGTCTATCGCAGGTTCTACAAATATCTTTGAAGTTAGTTCCTCCATCCATCATACCCATAATTATACTCCAACAATTATAATATAAACTAACACACTAATGACTACTGAAATACTCACCACTCCTGCACCTGTATATATTCTATTCATTGTCTCTCCTTTATAGTTCATAACATTTCTCTGTAAATAATTCTTTAATAGGTATGACTACACATTTAGATGCTCTGTAATCTCCTATCTGTTTTGTATGTGTCTTCTTATATTTGTTTACTATTTTTTTTAATCTTGATACTCTAAAGACTAACATACAATGTTCTTTACCATTAAGTTCTAGTATTTGAAACCACCATTTAGCTTCTGTCTTATCTATACCACTTGGCTTACCTCTAAATTCATACTCAACAGCAATATTCCCTGTCTTTCTCCACCAACTACGTTCTGTTTTAACTTCTACTTTACCGCCCTTAAATAAGTCGGCTACTCTCTTCTCTCTTATCTGACCATACTTTAAATCAATATCAAACTTTGCTGTTTTATTTAAGTCACTCATAAATTAATGAAAACTACACAGATAATGTGTGAGAAACTTATTTAAATTCTTATGTTCAAAAAGTTTTTTTGTGTTTGCTTTTTTTAATTTATTAAAAGTTTTGACTATAAAGGATGGTTCAAAGTCAGAGTGGTCACAAACTTCGCAGAATTGCGTATCGTTTGTATTAAACCAAGACTGTGCATCTTGGACTATCTTCGTTCTATGTTTACCCCATGCATGAATATCTATATCAAGGGCATCCATAATGGCTCGGACTATAACACTTCTCCATATAAGTATATGAGGTGTTATTTTTCTGCCTTCACCTTTCCCTCCAAAAAGGGCTGGTGCATTTCTATTTTGTATCATACTTCATTTCGTTGTCCAAGTATTTAGCAATTAGTTTAGGTTTTTTATTCTTTACAATCCTTGAGTGAAACTCTCTTTGTCTCAGGATTCTCGCCATTGGATTTCTTGACTTTATTATTGTATGTTTCTTCATCAATTTCCTCAACAGTATTCCTGTGAACCTTTACTTCTTTGCCAACGATATTAGAATAAGGACTCCAATTTAAATTTTCTTTAGCTTGGTGTAGTAATGTTCCTGAATTGTAATAGTCTTCGATACACATATCTACATTCACCCAAGATTTTTTCATAAAGAATTTATTTGCCATAGTCCTATCCAACAAAATGTTGTTTAATATAATTAGAAATTATACCCATATATTTATGGGCAACTCTTCCTATTATACTCCTCAATAACTGGTATAGGTACACCTGAAATAAATAAAAATTCCTCAACAATATCAATAACTTAGCACTCCTTTCAACCATAAGTTGTGTTTAATTAATACAGTACTTTCCTTTGATAACAAAGGGCTTAGTTTTGTAGGTTCGGTCTATCTCAAGTACTCTTAGGGATAGATATTTCTTAAGTATCCTACATATTACTCCTGATTTTATATCAGGAAATTTATTCCTTAATGCTTTGATTAAGTTTTTCTTTTTGTAATTATCTTTTCCTATTAAATTAAATATCTCATCTTTAATTTGAGATTTAATTGCATTACTTTCTGCATTAGGAAAATGTTTTTGATAAAGATTGTAAAGAGATTCAGAATTTGTATCTGAAAAATCTGTACAAGTCTTATTCAAATAACTAGGACAAATATATGCTTGAGATTTTTCCAACCATACATGACCTTCTTCATTTGTTTTCATTAAGCTACCTCCTTTATTATTTGTATTGCTCTAGCATGGGCAGGATACCTTTTAATATATCCTTTCCACTCCATATAGCCGAGCATATTAAATATACCACTCTTTGATTTGACATTCATATGTTGCATCATCTCTTCAAAGACTGGCATTACTTCATTCTCTTTAAAGTAATTCTGTAAATATTTATATAACTTTAATTGTTTTTTTGTTAGCATATTATTTATTTAATTATTGATAAGACAACAAACACACCAATAAAAAATACTATATAAAATATTGTTAATAAAATATATTCTTTATTCTTCATGTCTTACTCTCCTTAATTTCTTTTCTAAAGAAA